ACATTACAGTTGCCGGGATCATTTTTTTAGTTTTATATCCTACTGTTGTAGCTAATGCTAATACATTAGGTCTGTTTCCAGCATATTCTAATAACGATTCTTTTAATTGGTTATCAGTATAATATGATAAAACATCTCCTACATAAGCTGCCATTTCAATAAACATCATACCTGGTGATGATTCGTTGAAATCGGAGTATGTATCAGGAAAATAATTTTTTGCGAATTCAATTAAATTTGCTCTATATTGACTAAAGTCTTTATTTAAGTATTTAATATCTTTTTTAATCTGTGTCATATGTTATATTAATTCAATTACATTTTCAGTTGCTAATAACGTAACTGGTATTTCTGCTTCTTGCTCACTTAATTGTACAATTAAAGATATAGTAACTCCATGCTCATATCCATCTATAGATCTATTTGAATCTACCGTTACACGTTGAGTGTTTATTGACACTAAAATAACATATGGCAACCAAAATTTTATAGCTCTTTCAATTTCATTGGAAATTTTAACATTTAAATCATCAGTGTTTGGTTCAAATATATGATTTAATATATTCGTTCCAAACTCAGGTTGCATTATTCTTTCTTTTTTTCTAGTAAGAAGTAAATTATGTAAATTTGAAAGTAATTGTTCAGATGTTGAATATGACAACTCGAATAATCCGCCATCTATTCTTACAAATGGTAGTTTTATTCCAATAGCAATATCAGGACGTAAATCAGCTACTCTAAATGTTTTTTCGTACGACATTATTTACCTTTTTTCTTATCTATTGCTTTCATTAAAGCAGAATAATCTTTTGTTAAGTTTTGAACTAATGGCTCTGGTAATGAGTTAGGGTCTACATACCTACCTTCAGTATCAACTTTTGGTATAGTATTAGCAGCTTGACTCATCCCTGCCATTCCATTCATTTGCATTGTAGGCCATTCATCAAAATCTCCACTATAATCAATACTTTCATTCATCATTGACATAGGTCCTTCAGAACGAAATCCACTTGTGTCATTTAAAATATCATTAAGCAATGGATTTGTTGTTAATTGTCTTTTAACAGGTGCTTGTGTTGGTCTTTTAGATGGATTATATTTTTGAATTGGCTGTTGTGATCTATTAGAAGTATATTGAGCAGTTTGTTTTTGTTCAGTTATCATTGAACCAATATTACCTAATTCAGTGCGTACCGCGGTTTGAACTTCTTCTCTTATTACTTTTCGTAAAACTTGTATAAAATCTTTTGAATTCATATATTCTTCTTTTTAATAATTATTTACATTACTAATTTACTAGTATTTTTATGATTTTTTAGTGAACGATATATCACTTAATAAACTAGGAATTTGTCCTTTCAATGCAGCTACTGCACCCCAAGCAATTCCTTTATCGTTTGAAAGATTAGGGCCGACAACAGGATGTACAACAGTTACGCCTCCAATCGCGTCAATTAAATCTTCTGCCCATTTTTTCCATTTCTTACCTAAAATCAACGGCTCTTGAGAATCTGTACCTAATTCCATCTTTTTTGCATTGACAGAAACCATATTTTTAGCATCTATAGTAATAGCCGTTTCTGAAGAAAGTCCAATACCATTTTTGGCAAATGCCATTATTTCTTTTTGTGTACTATTGAAAATAATTCTACCTGAAGTTATTAATGTTTGTGGTGTCTTTCCCCAATTTTCTTTTTTCCAAGAATCTAAAGCATATTTAGCATTAGATGTTAATACTTTAGATGAGTTTTCAAATTCTATTAACTGGCCAGATGCCATTACAATTAAATTGTCATCCTTTTTGAAATCTTCAGTAATAAAATTATTAACTTTTCCACCACCTGTTGTCGTTTTACTATTTCTAACAATAGTAATTGGAGCAGCTGGGTCGCCGGCACTCCATTTTTGTTTAACAGTAAATTTACCTGACTTTGGTGTTGTCGAAAATCTTATTGAATTTCCATATCTGCCAGTCATTAATACATCACCTACATAAGGCTGAAGTGGTTTTACTGATACTTCTTCTGTAAAATTTGGATCTATCTTTGGCGGAGAAGCTTTTTGTGTATTGCCAGATGCGCTTTCATTGTATTTGTTAGCGTCTCCAGAAGCATTGGATGTAGTAATTGTTTTATTTGTTGCTGTAGGCAATCCATTATGATGAATACTAGATTGCATACTTACAATGTCTATGTAATATGTATCTGATGTATCTCGTGTACCTGAAGAGAATGAACTAGGTGCTTTTAATATTAATACAACTTCACCTACTACTGGTACTCTGATATATGATGTATTTAATGGCTTTGCAGTTATAGCAGCTAAAGAATTTACATCTCCAGTTGGGGTACCTCCAAATTCTTTTACTTTTAAACCATATATTAAATTAGGATTAGTATCCTCATATATGACTTCTAAAACTTCTGCTGCTGTGATTTGATTTGCCATATTATACTAGACCGTCTATAATATCGTTAATCTCATTATCCATTTTATCAAGTTGAGATTGTTGACTCGACAATTCGACTACTTTAACGTTAATCTCTTTGCTAGCTCCTGTAATCTCATCTAACTCGCCCATTAACTGTTTCTTTTCTTCTTCAGAAAGCATCCAAGAATTACCAGTATCAGATTGTACCCTATTGTTTGTAGAAACTAACCGCTGTACAATAGCGGCTAGCTTTACTAAATGATCGTCATTTTTGACTCCTACTTCTAAGTATTCTTTGATAAGTGGCACTATTACAGTGGCATCACCAACGTTTTGAATTAAAGGCCTTAATTCGCCAATTAACATATTTATCTGTCGGTCCTTTTTAGAACTATTAGAATAAATATCTTTCATTAAATCAGAAAATGATTTACCTTTGAATATTTCAATATCGAATTCCATAATATCCTTTATAATAAATATCTTATTCTAGGAATTCTGACTTTTTAAATTTAGATATGTTTAATATAGCATTTCCTGTATGTTTATAATTATAATACATCTCACCATATGCATTTTTCATTGTATTTACAACTCGAGTAATATATTGAGTTTTCACTCCGGTTCGATCCCTAATTAATATATACAGTGCTTTTTTATTAAAATTTTCAATATTAACTCTATTTCTAAATAACTCTAAAATTGAGTCTGCTACACATATATCAGATTGCTTTTTAAATAATACAGTTAAGTTAGCATCTATATATTCAGTAAATAAATCCATAAATTCTTTTTTCTCTGCTACTTCCTCTTCCCTCAAGACTTCATTGATAATGTTTCTAGCATCATCTATTGCTTCAGTGGGCTCTGTATTTTTGAACTTATTATAATTTGAATTATTATGAATAATCAAATAATTTTTAGCTATAATTGAAAAATATGAAAAAGCTTTTCCTTTATTAGGATCAACATACTTATGAATTTTTTCATTTAAAAATGCAACTGTCTCATGTTTAACATCTTCATATGGCACATCGAAATGATAAAATTTAAAAGTATGAATTATATTTTCAACTAATTTATCAAAAGGGTATTTAATTTCTGCATCATATAAACGATTTCGTTCATACACATCATCTAATGAATTATACAATAATATTGCATTTTCAGTTTCTTTTGTGAAATATTGTTTATTTTTAGGCTTACGTCCTCTTGTTTTAGGTTCTACAACCTCTATTGTAATAGGTACATCTATTACCGGCAGTTCTTTAATTTCCTCCGTCATAATATGATTGTACTGTTTGATTTAATTCTGAATGTAATGATATGATTTCTTTAAATACAAAACCAACTTCATCGTCAGCTTCAAAAGATCCTTTAATGTCTATTTCTTTAAGACGAATTTCTGTTTGTAATACTTTTTCTCTGATGTCATCAAATATTATTTGATACTCATCTGCAATTGTCATTACGCCTAATTCTAATTTTTCTACTTGCTTGAGTAGATTGAAACATCCATAACCTAAAATAGCTATTACTATAATTAATACTGTTATTGCTATATACATATTATCCAAATATTGCGTCAAATGCCGTTTTCAGATTTTCATCTGCTATAGGATTATTGACAGTTGTTAATTTTGATTTAACTTTCGAAGTAGTACTACTAGATTCAGAAGTTATTGAGTGATTCAAATTGCCTTCAATTAAAGTAGCTAAATGATCGGCGTGATGTAATAAAATTGGCATATCACAATTCAATGAAAACTCAGGTAAGCCTCCCATTAAATATGATTCATTGCCTTTAGAATATAAACCATCATGTAATTTAATTGACAAATATTCATTTTCTGAAATTTCAATTCCATATTCTTGAAGTAAAAATAAACTTCTATCAGGCACTTTCATAAAGGTTAATTTGCCATTAATTTTGTAAATTTGTCCTCGTTTAACGTGCCAATCTGAATCATTTGGAATATAATAATCTTCTTTTGCATTTCCAATTTTACCTAAATCATGATTAATTGCTGCAAATACTAATTCTTCTCTAGTAAAATTAGAAATATTAGAACCTAACTTAGACCAGGTACTATATAATTCCAAAGAACAATTAACTACTCTATTTACATGATCTATATAACCGCCAGGAAAGCAATTATGTCGAGTTGAATGTGATGAAGCAGGTGCAGTTAATACTTTTTCTGCTAACGTTTCATACATTTTAATTAATAAATCTTTTCTCGGACTTTTTATTTCGTCATGAATAGTATTCATTAATTTCTCCCATTGAGCATCTACATCTATTTTCATAACTTATATTTTAAATTAAATAACTTCATCAATTACGCCTAATTCTTTTGCCCTTGCAGCAGAAATATAAAAATCTTTTCTGCATGATTTTCTCCAAAACTCTTCTGTTTGATTTGTTTTTTCAGCCATCATAGTATAAAAATCATTTTCTAAACCATCTATATGATCTGCATTTGCTTTTATATCTGCTGACTTTCCAAATATTTCAGCCGATGCTTCATGAAGCATAATAG